TGGTAAACCTTGTGGTCGTTCCTCTGGGGAAAAGCGTGGTTACCCTGCCTGTAGACCTAAAGCAGTAGCTAGTAGAATTAGTAAGAAAGAGGCAGCTAAGAAGACTGGGCCTAAGAAAGTTAAGTGGTCAGTGACCGCATCAGGAAGAAATAGGAATGCCTAATGGCAAAGAAAATGTGTCCAAAGTGTAAAGGTAAGGGATGCTCTCATTGTGGGGGTACAGGTTATCATAAAGTAGGGATGGCAAAAGGTGGAGATATGGGAAAGAAACCAATGAATGCTGGTATGGCAGCACTTAAAAAGAAAGCACCAGAAGTAGCAGCTAAGATGGGCTATATGTATGGTGGTATGGCTAAAAAGAAAAAGATGGGTTATGCTCACGGTGGTTTAGCCTGTGGTGCATCTAATAAGCCTTCTCAAGCAGGTACAAGAAAAGTTAAGACCAGCTAATGTCTTTCGTAAATCAAGGTAAACCAGCACGTATTAAGTCTGTTTATGGGCATAATACAGGTACAACTGTAGAGACTGTCTACACTTGTCCTGCTAATTGTGTAGCTGAGGTTACCTTCATTCATATAGTTAATGGTGGTGGTTCTACTAATACTGTTGAAGTAGAGTGGTATGTATTTACGGATACCTACACATCTCATTTTCTTAAGGGTAAGTCTATTAACGCTGGTGATTATGTAACGTTTAATGAAATAGACTTGGTATTACAATCAGGTGATGAGATTAGGGTTACTCCTAGCGTATCTGGTCACATAGATACAATCATTACAGTAACAGAAACCTTTGTGCCTATAGGGTAACGGGTATGCACATTTTATACCTACTATAGCGCTAACAATTATGTATAACTATCTCCGCACACAACATAAGGAGATAGTGCAATGTTTAAGAGCTTACTAACACGTATTCAAGAAAGCCAACAGCGTCGAGCAGACTACTGGGTTTTAAAGAATATGTCTAATAAAGAACTACACGATATGGGTATATCAAGAGGAGAGATATACAATCGTGTTTATGGCATCAAACAGTGAATCTAGTTAAGGAGTTACCCCTTATTCTAAGCCTTACTGTTATAGCTAGTGTATCATCTGGTGATACAGATAGACAAACAGGTAGTGGACTTAGAAGAGGGGGTTCCTACAGTGATAGATCCAGTAACCGCTATAGGTTTGGCAACAACAGCATTTAATACTCTTAAGAAGGGTATTGCAGTTGGAAAAGACCTACAAGATATGGGTAGTCAGCTAACACAGTGGGCTGGTGCTATAAGTGACTTAGATTTTGCTGAACGTCAGAACGCTAAACCGCCTTGGTATAAAACCCTTGGTGGTGGCGTTCAAGCAGAGGCTATGGAGATATTCGCAGCTAAGAAGAAGGCTGAGTCTATGCGAAAGGAGCTAAAGGATTACATCTGTGTGATGTATGGCCCCTCACACTGGGATGAGCTTTTACGTATTGAGGCTGATATAAGAAAACAAAAAAAAGAACACGATCATAAACGAATAGAGATGCAGCGTAAGCTAATAGAATGGGGAGCAGGTTTTGTGTTGTTCCTAGTTATTACGGGTAGTTTTGTTGGTTTAGTTTACTTAAGGACGTTATAATGGCAAGATCACTAACAGAAAAGCAACAGAAGTTTCTAGAGGTTCTCTTTGATGAGGCTAATGGTGATGTTGTAGAAGCTAAAAAGTTAGCTGGTTATGGAGAGAATAGTTCTACTTCTGTTATAGTAGAGTCTCTAAAAGATGAGATAGGTGAAAAGACACGTACTTGGTTTGCTCGTACTGCACCAAAGGCAGCTATGGCAATGACACAAGCATTATACGATCCTACTGAGTTAGGTATTCGTGACAAGATGGCTGCAGCGAAGGACTTGCTTGATCGCGCTGGGCTAGGCAAGGTAGACAAGGTTGATGTCACTTCAGGAGGAGGTGGTATATTTTATTTACCCCCCAAAGAAGGAAAGAACGAGTAGACCTTGCCACAAATTGACTACAAGAGAGACTTAGGTTTTTGGGAGTTACCTAAGCCTAAAAAAGGTAAAGAGAAAGATTGGCACACTATAGCTAGGGTATCTCAAACAATACCCTTTGGTTATGAAATAGACCCCGACAATGATAAGCTATTACTACCTATACCCCACGAATTAGAAGCCCTAGAGTTAGCAAAGAGACACCTAAATCAGTATAGTTACAGAGAAGTAGCTATTTGGTTGACAAAACATACAGATAGGTGTATATCTCATATGGGTTTAAAAAGGCGGGTTGAGATTGACAAAAGACGTAAAAAAGCAGCTATTATTAAACGCAGACTTGCCAAAAGGCTCCAAGAAACCCTCGCGGAAATCGAGAAGCTTGAAAAAGGCAGGGTCGGGGCGTACTCAGAAGAAGAATAGCAAGACAGAGACAGTCACCACTCCCCTTGAAACTGTTCCTGCAGAGGCTAAGGCTCCTGAGTTTGATGTCGAGGCAGCACAGTCGGTAGTGTTCAAGCCAAACCCCGGCCCTCAGACAGAATTTCTAAGCGCCTCTGAGCGTGAAGTTTTGTATGGTGGTAGTGCTGGTGGTGGTAAGTCTTACGCAATGCTTGCTGATCCACTACACGGTTTAAATGATCCTAACTTTAGTGGGTTGTTAGTACGACATACTACAGAAGAACTAAGGGAACTTATACAGAAATCTCAGGAGTTATATCCTCGTGCTATTCCCGGTATTAAATGGTCTGAACGTAAGTCTCAATGGATCTCGCCTAGAGGTGGCAGACTCTGGATGTCATATCTGGATAAGGATATGGACGTTACAAGGTATCAAGGTCAGGCGTTTAACTGGATTGGGTTCGACGAACTTACTCAATGGCCTTCACCTTTCGCTTGGGATTATATGAGGAGTCGCTTGAGATCTGCAAGTTCTATGGAACTAGGTCTGTATATGAGAGCGACTACTAACCCCGGTGGTAGCGGTCACTCTTGGGTTAAAAAGATGTTTATTGACCCATCACCCTACAATAAACCTTTCTGGGCTACTAATATTGAGACAGGCGAAGAGATTAAGTATCCAGCGGGTCACTCCAAGGCTGGACAGTCCTTGTTTAAACGTAGGTTTATACCTGCTAGTCTGTTTGATAACCCATACCTAGCTGAAAGTGGTGACTATGAGGCAATGCTTCTGTCGCTACCAGAGCATCAACGTAAGCAATTACTAGAAGGAAACTGGGATGTTAACGAAGGTGCAGCCTTTCCTGAGTGGAACAGAGCCATACACATCGTTGAGCCTTTTAAAATTCCCTCAAATTGGACTAAGTTTAGAGCTTGCGACTACGGTTACGGAAGTTACACAGGTGTTGTCTGGATTGCTGTATCACCCAGTGAACAGCTTGTTGTCTACAGAGAACTATATTGTTCTAAGGTTACAGCTACTGATCTAGCAGATATGGTACTGGAAGCAGAGGCAGAAGATGGCACAATTAGATATGGTGTTCTGGATAGTTCTCTATGGCACAAGCGTGGTGATACTGGCCCGTCACTGGCTGAACAAATGAATATGAAGGGTTGTCGATGGCGTCCTTCTGATAGATCTAGAGGATCTCGTGTGGCAGGTAAAAACGAGATGCATAGAAGATTACAGGTGGATGAATATACAGAGGAACCTCGTATGGTTTTCTTTTCTACTTGCACCAATACTATAGCACAGTTACCTAGCATACCGCTAGATAAAAGAAACCCTGAAGATGTTGATACAAATGCTGAAGATCACTTGTATGACGCTCTAAGGTATGGTATAATGACAAGACCCAGAAGTTCTATATGGGATTACAACCCTGCAACTCAACGATCAGGGTTTCAAGCCTCTGACCCTAGCTTTGGATATTGAATATGGCAGAACAAGACGAACTTATGTTTGAAACAGATGAAGTTACAGCGGCAGAGGATGCAGAGGATAGCATCTTTGAATCTGTATCAAGTGTTGTATCTTTTGTAAATGAGCGATTTAAACGTGCAGAGGATTCTCGTAGTGGTGATGAGGATCGTTGGCTACGTGCTTACAGAAACTATCGCGGTATTTATGGAACGGATGTTAAGTTTACTGACACTGAAAAGTCTCGTGTATTTGTAAAGGTTACTAAAACAAAAACCCTTGCAGCTTATGGTCAGATTGTAGACGTACTGTTTGGTAATAATAAGTTCCCACTAACTATAGACCCCTCTGTTTTACCAGATGGTGTAGCTGAGTCAGTTCACATAAACATAGATCCTAACGCAGCGCAGGCTGGAGAGGCTTTAACTGGAGTTACTAGAGATGACGCTCCAAAGCCTTATCTTATTGGGCCAGATACAGAATTGCTTCCGGGTGAAACTATTGTAGACTTACAGAAACGTCTTGGCCCATTGACCAATAAGCTTGCACCTGTAAGTGAAAAAGTTGTAGAGGGAGAGGGAACCACCTCTACTACAGTGACCTTTCACCCTGCTATGGTTGCTGCTAAGAAGATGGAAAAGAAAATCCACGATCAACTTATAGAGTCAGGTGCTAATAAACACCTACGTAGTATGGCTTTTGAGATGGCTCTTCTAGGCACTGGTGTTATGAAAGGCCCGTTTGCTGTAGATAAGGAGTATCCTAATTGGAACGAAGAGGGTGAGTATGACCCACTAGTAAAGACTGTACCATCTACAAGTCACGTAAGTGTGTGGAACTTTTACCCTGACCCAGAAGCTACATCTATGGATGATGCAGAGTACGTTGTAGAGCGTCATAAGATGTCTCGTACTGAATTACGTAGTTTAAAACATCGTCCTTACTTTATGAGTGACGCTGTAGAGCTTGCCGTAGATAAAGGCCCAGACTACGATATGAAGTACTGGGAACAAACTATGGAAGACAGTGACACTGAGGCTTCTACAGAGCGCTGGGAAGTACTTGAGTTCTGGGGTTATGTAGACACAGGTTTACTTGAAGAGAATGGTGTGTCTATTCCTAGTGAGTACAAGAACTTAGAAGAGCTTAACTGTAATATCTGGGTTTGTAATGGCGAAGTTCTACGCTTTGTTCTTAATCCTTTCAAGCCATCAACTATACCTTATTATGCAACACCATACGAACATAACCCTTACTCATTCTTTGGGGTAGGTATTGCGGAAAATATGGATGATACGCAAACTCTTATGAATGGGTTTATGCGTATGGCTATTGACAATGCTGCATTATCTGGTAATCTAATCATAGAAGTTGACGAAACTAATTTAGTTCCGGGGCAGGACTTAAGTGTGTATCCCGGGAAAGTGTTTCGGAGACAGGGTGGCGCTCCGGGTCAAGGCATTTTTGGCACAAAGTTTCCCAATGTAGCCCAAGAAAATATGCAACTATTTGATAAGGCTAGGGTTTTAGCGGATGAAAGTACAGGTTTCCCAAGTTTCGCACACGGTCAGACTGGTGTTAGTGGAGTGGGGCGAACTGCTTCTGGCATCTCTATGCTTATGTCTGCAGCTAATGGCAGTATACGAAATGTTGTTAAAAACGTGGATGATTACCTTATACGTCCATTAGGAAAAGCTTTCTTTGCATTTAATATGCAGTTTGACTTTGACTCAGATATTCGTGGTGATCTAGAGGTACGTGCATCTGGTACAGAGAGCTTGATGGCTAATGAGGTACGCTCACAGCGTCTGATGCAGTTCTTACAGGTAGCGCAGAATCCAACACTAGCACCGTTTGCTAAGATGGACTACATTATACGTGAGATTGCTAAGTCTATGGATCTTGATCCTGATAAGGTCACAAATTCTATGCAAGATGCGGCTATACAGGCTGAGATCTTAAAGACCTTCCAAGCTCCACAACAGCCCCCTACAGGGCCAGAAGGCGTTCCAGCACCACAAGGTCAGGCTCCTCAAGGACAAGGCCCACAGGGAGTAGCTGATACGTCAGGTGGCGGTGGTTCACAGATGGGTATTGGTACAGCACCAGCACCGGGGGAACAAGGGTTTACTGGTAATGTCGCTTAAGCAATTTGCAAACAATAAGCAAGCTATGGATGAGTTTAATGAATTACTTGATGAACTTATAGCTACACAACACAGGACTATGGAACAGGCTGGTTCTGTACAAGAGGTGTACTCAGCGCAGGGTGCTATTAGTACTCTAAGACGTTTAAAGCTACTCAAGGAGATAGTGAATGGTTGACTATCGTAAACGTTTATCTGATATGACGCCAGAGGAAAGAGCAGAGGTAGCTCCTTCTGCAGATAACTTTTCTAAAGTGTTTGGTGATAGGACAGAAGAACCTATGTCAGTCACCGCTGCTGATACAGCCGTAAGTTTAGCTACACCAGTAGACTCAGTAGTAGAAGTACAGAAAGAGTTACAAAAAGAAGATCCTGACTATCTAAAGATTGGTATGCTTGCGGGTGTTGAGGCTTTAGGTAGTTTACCTGCTCTTGGGCCTGTAGCAAAGAGTATGATACGTAAGGGTGCAGACTTAGCTAAACAGACTGACACTGCTATAGAGGGTACTACTAACATACCATCTGTTTCTAAAAAAGAAGTATCTCCCTTTGATGTAGAGTATGACTATGACCTTACTCTTAAAATGGAAGATATGATTGATGAATGGGCAAAGGGTAATGTAACCAATGCTAATTTAAGGAAAAACCTTGCTACCCTAGATATTAAACTGCCTTATAGAATTGGCCCTAAAGCAGACCCTAGTAGTCTAGATATACAAATGCCAGACGGTACTATATATAAAGGTACAGGAGATGTACCATCAAAGCCTAGAGTTAATCAAGATATCGCTGGTAATCCTCAATTAGATAATGCTGCATATACCGAAAAAATGTCATCGTTTGATACAGTAGACGATGTTACAGAGTGGAAGGATAATGTCAAAAAGTTTATTAAAGAAAGCCGTGATGTAGACCCTGTTGTTAGAACACCAGAATTAGAAGACGCTGCTCAAAAGTTAATAGATAAAGAAATTACTCGACAGGAATACTTACAGGTAGTTGATAAGAATAAACCCGTTACGGGGTGGGATCAACTTCCTAGAGAACCCTCTACAAAAGCTATGGTTTACTCTCTTAAACCAAATCAGGTAGAAGGTGGTAGTTTTGTACTTTCCCCAGAAGACGCTTCTAATTTAGGTGTAAAGCAATCAAGTCTTTCTGTAGGTGATTTCTTTGATGGTAGATTAGATGTAACAGCTTATAAAGAGTTTGATACGTGGATTGTTGCAGGTGCAAAGCAAGGTGAAAAAGGTCAGCACTATGCTAAAGCTATTCACTATCAAGGTGGTGACGGTAAACCTGTAATACTTTTAAACTCTGATAAACCTAAAAAATATGAAAGTAACATTAAAACAGGCGAGCGCATAGGTTCTGCACAAAAAAACCCTAAAGGCGATATATATGGTAAAACACCTTATGCAGCTATTAGTGGTTACATAAAAGATTTGGATGTAGATAACATACGTAAAGTAGCTGCAGAATTACTAAACGATCCTCAGTGGGTACAGTTAGGTTTTGATCCAAGGAGACAGGGCAACTTCTATGTACGTAAAGAAAAGTCAAACGCACCGCTTCACGCTGTAGCTACATCAGCAGAAGAGGTGATACAAATTGGGCCATTAGTTTTAGCTAAAAACCCTGTATTGAATTTAAACTATCAAGGATATAACAAAGGTGGAATGGCTATGGAAGAACAAACTCAAATGGCCTTTGCGCTGGGCGGTTCTGTAGAAGATGTAGATCCCGTATCAGGTAATGAAGTACCACCGGGATCTCTTCCAGAAGAGGTACGTGATGACATTGACGCAAGGCTTAGTGAGGGTGAATATGTCGTACCCGCTGATGTTGTGCGATTCTTTGGTGTTAAGTTCTTTGAAGACCTACGCAATCAAGCTAAGGCTGGTTTTGAGGATATGGAAGCTAATGGGCGTATTGGTGGTCAACCTGTACCAGAAGAAAACCCTTTACCGTTTGACTTATCTGAGTTACAAGTAGAAGAAGAGCCTGTACAGATGAACGAGGGTGGTTTTCTAGACAGAGATGCTTTAGAGGCAAAGTTTCCTGCTTCCTTTATGGGTTCTGGTAGCCCAGCGCAGGAATGGAAGACCTTTGAAAACGAAGCAGGTTTAACTATTACTATTCGTTACGTTAATGGTCAACCTATGTCACCTATTCCTGCAGGGTATACTGAGGTTGGTGCTAGGTCTGAGCAAGCTCTTGAAGTACCAAGGGGTGATGACAGTGATCCACAGTTTGGTGATCCTAGTAACGCACCAGAGCCTGTTGATTTAAGTAAACTCTCTGAAGACGAGCTTGAAAAAATAGGTGACAAGGCTGCAACTATGGGTACTCTTGAGGAAATAGTCGGTTATGGTACTGGGCCTGCTCTTACTCAAATAATGAGAATGACCAGAGAAGGTAGAGCAGCAAAGGTTAACTCTGAGGTTGCTAGTAGGTTAGCGAGTGGTAAAAATGCTGACGGTACAGATCTAACGGAAAGTCAAATAACTCAGTTAGGAAAGATTTTTGATAAAACTGCAGACACAGAAGATACAGGTTCTAGGTTCTTTGGTGGTCAGAGGACTTTAACTGAGGGTCTACAGGATACGTCTGGGGATAAACAAGTTGGTTTTGCTGACACATTCTTAGGTGATTTGCTTGGGTTTGATGGAACTCCCGGTATACAAGCTACCGATAAAGACGGTAATAAATTAGGTTTAGATGCATCTATTGCTGGTAAACGAAGAAAACCTGTTGTAAAACCTGCAGTAGGTAGTGGTAGTAATAATGATGGTGGTAGTGACGATAATTACAGTGCTGCAGATCAGATGAAGGATCGGTTAGATAGAATGGCTAAAGCTGAAGGACAATCAGAAGGTTTTTCAGGTAGTACGACTAGCGGTGCTGTTTACGCAGGAGGTAATAGATCTGAAGGTGGACTGATGCTTAAGAAAAGCAAGAAGAAAAATAAAAAATAATAAGGCTACCCGGCAGTAATGCTGGCCCCAACATAAAGGAAGTACAATATGTCTATGACAGAACAAACTATTATTAAAGCTGACAGTTATGCACACGAGCGTAATAGAGAGCTTCTTGAAAAAGAGCAACGTGAATTAGATGCACTGTTAAAAGGTGAACAGGGCGATGAAGAAGCAAAAGATAATCAGGAACCCGATAGCGAAAGCGTTGAGGACACCCAAGTTTCAGATGAGAGTAATACGGAACAAAAAGAAACACGGTCAGTGGAATCCAAAGAGTCCGAAACGGATGATGCAGGAACAGATGGACTAAGCGCTGAAGAGAAGTCTTTCAAAAAGCGATACGGAGATATACGTAAGCTTTTACAGAGTAAGGAAAAAGATTGGAATGAAAAGTTTGAAAAGCTACAAGGACAACTTGAAAAAGCTTCTAAGAATGAACTGGTTCTTCCCAAATCTAAGGAAGAGATTGAAGCTTGGACAGCTAAGTACCCTGATGTTGCGGGTATTGTCGAAGCTATTGCAGAGAATAAAGCTGCTGAAAAAGCTTCTTCCTTGGACACGCGCCTCAAAGAAATAGAAGAGTTACGAGTTCAAGCTAAGAAAGAAAAAGCTGAAGCAGAGCTTATGTCTTTACATCCTGACTTTGAAGATATTCGTGCATCAGATGAGTTTCATAACTGGGCAGAAAAACAACCTAAAGTTATACAAGATGCTTTATATGAAAACTCAGAAGATGCTAAATCTGTAGCTGTAGCTATTGATCTCTATAAGTCACATAAAGGTATTAAAGCTAAGTCTACTAGTAATTCAGATAAGGCTGCTGCCTCTTCTGTTAAGACTAAAGGTAGGACAACTGTAAACGAGGATGATAGTAAAAACTTCTGGCGTGAATCAACTGTTGCTAAAATGAGTGACAAAGAGTTTGAGAAACATCACGAAGAAATACACGAAGCTCAAAAATCTGGTAAATTTATTTATGATTTGTCAAAATAACTATTGACAATAGGTGCAAGTTTAGTATAACTTGTATTGTCCGCACTTAAAATGTGCATTTAAACTAAGACTCTAGCCACTAAAAGACTACCCAGACACGTTTAGCCCTTATTAGATACGGTAGGCATACCTTAATAATAAGCTACCTAAATAAGATTTGGCCTCTGTTGTGGATATGGATCTGTAAAACTTAACGGTCATATCTATAAGGAGATTAATTATGGCTGCATTTGGAAAAGCCTCTGGCTATTCAAACCTTGACAACGGAGTATTCTCTAGCGTCATCTACTCAAAGCAAGCACAAATTGCGTTTCGCAAGGCTGCTACAACTCAAGCGATCACTAACTCTGAATATTTTGGGGAGATCGCAAACCAAGGTGATACGGTTCGCATTCTTAAAGAGCCTGATATCACAGTGAACGCATTGCTACGTGGTACAACCGTTTCGGCGCAAGACCTCGTTGACAATGACTTTCAGTTGACTATTGACAAAGCTAACTATTTTGCTTTCAAGCTTGACGATATTGAAGAGCAGCAAGCCCATCACGACTTTATGCGCTTGTCATCTGATCGTGCAGCATATAAAATGGCTGATGCTATGGATGCTGACGTATTGTCATATATGTCTGGTTACACTACTGCAGGTGCGGTAATTAGTACTGTAAGTG